TCATACAGGTTATCTTCCATTGCTTCTTCGGTGACAGCAAAGGCAAGAGCCACAGTCTCAGCCGTATAACGGGCCGTGTAGCTTTCCTGTGCGTCATCATAAGAAACAGCAGCACCTTCACCTTTTGCAGGTGCAGTACCGAAACCAGTGAAAAGAACTTCCTCTTCAAAGGCACGGTCTGAGTTTTCTAATTCAAAGAGAGGCTCATGCTCATTGTTCACCTCTCCATACTCCATTCCGAATACAGCATTTAGGCCGGGAAGGAGTTCTTTGCTAATACTAGCTCTATTAATAGCCATAATAAATCCTCCCTATTAAGCCGTTGATGCCGTAGCTGTTACGTAGCGATCACGATGCTGGTTGATCCAACATTCGACAATTGGATAAGCATCGGAATCCTTTTCATCAGGATACTTAGCTTTACCAATAACTCGTACAGCCGCTGTAGCTTCAGTTCCAGAAGCACCATCAAGATAATAACTGGACTGACCAGTTACCGTACTACCTGAAGAAGCTGTAGAACTAACAGTTACATTGTAGTTTTTAACAATTGCCAACTCAGCCGCAGAGAGCGACAAAGAGGCTTGAATGTAATAAGTCTGATCTGGATCAGTTATTACAAAGAATTTAATATCCGTGGCACTCGTTCCACCGTTCCAATAACGTGAGAACTTTTGCTCGCCATTTTCAACATATTGGCAACCCATGAAAACCCCGGAGGATTTAAGAGTAGCTGCAATGTAAGGCGAAATCGTTGCAAAGTTTGCACCCGGCATTACTACCGGATCGCCTGTGAAAATGTTGTTGGTGGGAGACTGAGCCTGACCAGTTGAAGTCAACGTAATCATGTCAGTCACGGCTTCGTTATTGTAGCCGCCACCTTTTTTACGAGCAGGAATGAAACCACGAAATGCTTTAGTAGTAGACATTGTTTCATCTCCTTAATTATGAAGAAGACTAATTCTGAAAAGAAGGTCGCCTTCCTCTTGTTGTTACTGATTTACTTGTGTTGGAGATAGGCATACGAGAGTCAGAGTTTTTCATGAGTTGTGCATTAACTGCATCCATCATGTCATTTGCTTTATTCTCATAGTGCTTTCTCCTAGCCTTTACCTTACCTGCTGGCATTTTAGCCAAAGCTAAGTCTCCACGACAGACTGTACCAAGGTATCGGCCTTCGTCCCTCACGAAGGACGTAACAGCCAATTCAGGAACTTCATCAGGAGTTACAAAGACCCAACCTGCTTGTTGTTTCTTACCAACATTAGCAATGTCATCTTGACCTTTTAACGATATACGTATCCAACGAAGGGCCATGCCTTCATTATCAAAACGTGCTTGTACCACATCTGGTATGGTGAGGGCATCGGGTTCCTCAAAGGTCCATTCTTCTTCTCTTGTATTCTGTTCTCTCAAACTGTCACTACGTGTTTCATTTCGTGTTGTATTCATTTTGTTCTCCCACGCTACTATTTATAAACATCTGTATACTCACCATCAGCTTTTGNTACTTTAAGCTTTTGGGCNGCATACGTTTCAATTGGTATATTCCATTTCTCAGCTAATCTCATATCTTCTTGCGTGAGCTTAACTTTGTTTTTAGAACTCGGAGAGGAGCGAGAACTCCCCGATACCACTTGAGCAGGACTTGACGTAGTTTCCTGCACACGTTCTTGAGCTTCTCCAAACTTTTGTGGAAAAGCATTTTTGATTCTGTTATCAATTTCTTGATAAAATTCATTATCATTTGGACTAAAACCTTCTTCTTTTAATTCTGCATCTATTGCAAGAGCAGCAGCAGTCATAACATTATCTTTACCAAACCAATCATTATTGGAAGCCCACTCTTCTGCTTTAGGGTCTGTAACTGGTTGTTGTGGAATTGGCTGTTGTTGTACTGGTCTTCGTTGTTGTTGTTGTTGCGCTACTCTTTTTTCATAATTTATTTTTGCTGATGTAACAGCTTTTAAATCATTTTGTGCTTCATTTAACATTTCCTGTGCTGTAAGAAGTTTTTCTTTTTCACCTTCTTCAAACGCATCAAGATATGCGGCTCTGGCTAATTGAATTTTATCTTCCAATTGTTTTTCTGAAGCATTAAGACTAACTTTATTAATCTCATTTACTTCAGTATTTTTTACATTTACAGCTAATTTTAATTGTTCATTCTGACGTACAAGTTCTTGAATTTGTTCTTCACGTTCTTTACGTTGTCTAACAAGCTGCTTAATTCTTTTTTGCGCTCCTGAAGTTTCTATTCCTTCAAGTTCTTTGATTTCAGTTTCTTCTTTAACTTCAGTCTTTTCTTTAACTTCAGGTTCTGCTTTTAATTCTTGTTGCTCTTCTTCAACTTCATATTCTACTTTATCTTCATTAGTATTGTTTGGGATTTCTACAGTTCCCCAACTGTCATCTTTTTCCATTATTNTCTCCGTTGTTTACGAAACAAACGATTTACGTAAAATTAATTGCTATACTATTATACCATATTTTTAATGCTTTTGCAAATTAATCTGACCCTTTTCCTAAATTAAATGTAGGGTCAAGGTCTTTAGGGTCATCAACCCTCATAATTATCTGGTCATCAAAAAGTAGTATTAATCTAATACCTTGATAAAAAAGTTTTGTACCAGCATGTTTACCATAACATACATAGTCTCCTACATTACACCAAGCACCATTAGGAAATTTGTTTTCATCTTTATATGCTAACTCTCCTAATCCAATTACCTCACCTACTGTTGTAAGATAACTAATATCATCCTTGGTAGAATCTGGTATAAATATACCACCTTTTGTTTTACTCTTTACCGATACTGGTTTTATTAGAACGTGAAAACCAGGCAATTCTGGTAAACTCTTTAACTCTATATCATCGGCGTCAATCCACTCATCGTTTTTCAACGCATTACCCATCTGCACCTGTCTCATTTAATCCTCGCTATACATCCTTTTCTTAATAATATCTGTTAAATTATTTCTTGCCCATTCCAAACCTTGTATTGAACCTACAACTTGTCTGTAATGTGCATAGTCTTCAGCAGAACCATCTCCTAGTGAAGTCTTTAATCTTTCAATTTCACCATTGAAGTCCTGCACAACTTCATCCCAAATATCCATTGGAATTAAGAGGTAGCCCTCTTAGTACTTTTTAGAGGTTTAGGCATTTCATAAGAAGAATCATCCCACTCATTGAGTGCGCTTCTCATGCTACGTGGACCCCAAACATCTTTTTTAAATGGATTACCAAAAGTTTTTGATGTATCCTTTACATGCTCTGGATAACCCTTACCNTTTTTCATCATTAGTCTTCTCCTTTTTTCATTTCTTCAACAGCTAAACGTGACAATGTATTTAGCTTTGTTTCTTCTACATCTTTATCATCTTTCATTTCTTCAATCTTAATCTTAGCAAGATTATTCATTGCAGTAATTTCTTTCTTGGATTCTCTATCAGCTTCAGCTTTCTCACGTTTAAACTTATCAGTAGCACCAGACTCAAGCATATCCAATATTTGTTCATTCTCTTCAAGTTCAAGTTTCTTTGTCTTGAGTTCAAGTTCAGCAGCAGTAACAGCCGTATCAGATTGTAGTTTCTGTTGTTGTAACTTAACCTTCTCTTGCTCAAGCATAACAAGCTGTTGTTCTGGTGTTGGAGGTGGTGGCTGTTGATTGGCTTGCATAACTTTTTGTGCAGCCTCTGCCATAGCCATTTCAATAACAGAAGGTTGACCTTGTTGTTCTGCTGGAACTTGTTGCATCATTTGTTCTGTAACACCACTCATTTGTTCTTGATACTTCAGTACAGAATGTTCTTGTATATTAGATTCAAGTACAGGCTTAATCCTAGCCATAATAGGATTAGCACCATTGGCAGGGTCTTGTAAATAAGCCATCTTAACTTGTATATGAGCATCGTGGTTCTGTGCAGGAAAAGCTGCAATAGGTAAACCTTTTGTAACAGCCATGATATCAGATACAGGGTCAAGCGGTTGTGGCTCAATCTTGGGTGGCAGTATCTGTTCTAGGTTAGGCATGTTGGCTGCATTGAGAATAGTCCTGTTAAGTTCCTCAATGTTAAACATACCTGGTGGCGACTGCTGTGCCATTTGCAGAGCCATGTTTGCCAACATCATACGATGGGCATTAGAAGGAATATTAGGGTCAGAAACAGGTACAATATCCACTCGTCCATCAAAGTCAGCTTTAAATATATTTCTATCTTCAAACGGTACTTCATAAGGATATTCATTAGGTAAATAATCATGGTCTATCTGCGCCAGTATTCTAAACTCATCCCTTTGTGACTTATGTAATCTTTTATGAATTGCAGAGAAAAACTTACTTGAAGCTTCTAGCAATGCCATTGTTGTTCCAACGGGTCCATAGGAGGCAGCATCAGAGATAACTTGCTCAGTACTGTCTGCAAACTTCTGACCAGCAGCAGTTACAAACCCAAGCATCTGGAAGAGCGTTGAGGAAGGCTCTTTATAGGGCAGGGGAACTATAGCCCTAGATAAATCAATACCAGTTGCTTCGACCTCCTTGAACTCGCCAGGAGCGATTGGTTCATTATCACCAACCATCCTTACTCCCTTTGCCTTAAAACCGCCTGGTAAATTGGCGAACTGTCCAGCGTCTATGAGGGAGCGCATCGCAGCAGTTGCCGACATGGTGAGATTACCAAGGAAATGGATAAGGCCCAATCCATAGAATCCAAAACCAGGTACAAACCTATAGTGAACGAAATGGCTTCGCTTCTCTTTATTCGGGTCATCCTGCTCGTAGTTTCTACGAATACTTAAAACTTGTCTTGACTGTTCCTCTACAGTTACAATGTATGGACAAGCAACACCTTCTTCTTCTAACTCAAGATAACAGTGTTGCTCCAGTAATACATATTGTGGGTCACTATCATATGATGGAGATATACCCAAAATATTATCTATCTTAGTTGCAAAACCACTAGAAGAAAGCTGTGATGGAGAAGGTAGGTCTACATCTTTGTAAACACCTGCTCTAATATCCTGTTGTAATTCTACAGGACTTTTATATATCACATGTGTATAGCGGTCTGCATTTCTTAAATCAGTAGCATAGTAAGATACATAGAACTGGTCTATAGGTATAAACTCTGATACTGGTCTTTTAAAAGTTGAGCTATAATAAATCTTTTTAAATGCCGAACCTATAAGAGGGAGATGAAAAAGCATTCTTTCAAATTCATCAAAGTACTCTGGCATCTGTTCTGTAAGCTGATAGTTCATAAAGTTCTGAACCCTGTTGGCTTGCATTTCTTTCTCTGGTGTTGCGGCACCAAGAATGTTTGCCTTTACAGGGCCACCAGAAGGAAATAATTCCTGTGTAGCTTTTGATTGAAACTTAACAGCCGATTCAATTAGCAGTGGATGTACAGCCGTACATGCTCCTTGAAATGGTTCTGAACCTTCTTCCAGCTTTAGACCAAGAAGGTCAAAGCCTCTTTCAAACATAGACTCCCACTCACCTCTGCTATCTTTATCTGCATTATAATTTTCAATAACATCTGTAGATATACCTTGCAGGTCTTCTTCATCTAGGTCTTCACTGAGGTCACCATACCATTCAGATACTTCTTCTGAAGCTTCCATCTCTACAGACTCTGAAGAAAAGTCTACAATAACACCACCATCAGAAGGGTCAATCTCAATAGACACATTGGACTGTTCTTCAGGGACCATTGCAATAATATTAGTCTCCGCTTCAGGAATTATATCAAAAGGATTACGTTCTGTTGCCATTATTTAATTCCCATAGCAGGATTGTATTGAAGCCCAAAGCCACTACTAAATGGTTGTTGAGTGCCAAAGGGTGCAGGACTTTGCATACCAAACCCTTGAAGATTTTGACCCATGCTTTGTTGTTGCATTGCTGGTCTTCCATAAAGTTGAGAAGTATATGCTTGGTCCATATTTTGTTGTAAACCTTGTAGACCTGTAGGTTGTGGTTGTTGTTCTATCATAGGTCCACCAGTAACTTCTAGAACTTGTGGTTGAAGTATAGTAGGTATTTTTGGAAGTGGTTCATAAAGTGGGTCACCTGGTTCTTGAACATCAATAGGCAGTACTGGTTTATCAACTGTTGTAAGAGGCATCATTTCGTCATCTATTGAAGTCTTTGGCTCATCACCTATTGGAAATCCTTTAGGAAGTCCAAAATCTTCTACCACATTACCTTGTGCATCTCTGACCATGCCTTCATCATCTCTATAAAAACCTTTTTGTTTTTGAAGTGCTTGACGTTCTGCTGCGGTTTGTGGTGTTGTTCCTAATTGTGCTATTCTAAGTTTTTGTAATTCTCTTGCTGTTTGTTCAGGGTCAAAAGTAGGTCCACCAGTTTGTCTACGTATTAGATTGCGTAGTCCACCACCACCATAAGCTTCTGTGGTTTCATCTTCATCATCTTCATCGGGTAAACCAATTGTTTGTTTTAATTTAGGCAGTGCAGGTATTCTTAGTCTTGCTTCTTCTGGAGATATACCATAGGCTGCAGCATATAGATTAGGACTAAATGGTGCAAATCCAGTATAA